AAGTGGGCATTGCGGCCCATACTCGATACCGCCAGGCAGATGCAGCAGCTGAAGCTATCCAACAGGTCAATTTGGATCCAGTGCCTGGCCTGTTGATAATTGAACCCACAGTCAAGGACATCAAGAATGTCACTCCCAATGTCAAACTGATCAAACAACTGGGTCAGATTATACGCAGTCAGGGACAGGCCATTGACGGCCTATTCAATCCTGCCGAACTCAGGGCCGCACAGCTCAGTGACCTGCCACAGTTGTGTAAACGTTACATCAACAGTCGTATCACTTCCAATTACGAAAATTTGTTGCCAGACTTTGGAGCCTGGTTAAAAACCAATGTCACACCCAGAAAATTTGCCAATATCATAGAATATCTGCAGAGCCCCAGAAGCAACATGGATGGGATCTCAGCAGCATTTACAGCATTCTTGTTGTTGCACGAAATCAAAACCGACATGTTGGAACAGCTGGATCGTCAAGAACCCGGACATGAAGGCTGGGTCTTGGCCACTCCTGCAGGCCGTGCCAAACTGGTCAATAGATTTGGATTTAGTGCCGGAAATCGTATCCTAAACAACCCCAATTTGGCCACGTAACTCCTGATTTTTTGCCCAAAAGGTAAATATTATTAGGTCCTCGAGACCATATACTAAGGAGATTTAAAATGGCAAGTTTAACAATTACCAGTGGTGGTTCACAACCAGTATTTGCAACTGATACCCTCAACGGTCCTCAGTTGGCCGCAACAACAACCTACACACCTGCAGGCGTACCAACCAATTTCATGGGTCCAAAACTGGACTTCTTTGGTTGCGACCTTGGTGCAGATCCTTCAACAGAAGCCGAAGTAAACGGCATGTTGCAGACATTGTTGCAGAGTATTCAGCAAACAGCCACAGTGGCAATCTATCAAGTTGCTGCTACAGCAAACGTAACAAACTTCAGCGTTGCTACATATCCAGCAGGTGCTTTCAACACAGCAGTTGACGGTACTGATAACTCAGCAGCTACTTTACAAGCTCAGATCCGTGCTTTGGGCACAGTGGCCGGTTACAACCTGGCAGGTGCTGACGTGACCAACGTTGGTTTCCGTTTGGCAAGTACAGCTACAACAGCATCTTAATTAAACACAGTTTAGTTAAAACATCAAACCCTGGAATTAAAACTCCAGGGTTTTTTGTTGGCTATAAGTACAGCATGACGTACATTTTTGAGAGTCCCGACGGTGGGGATACCATTTACCGCCGTGAAATGGGAAAGACTGACCGCATCTTGCATCATGTGAGTCCAAAGAAAAAACAATTGCAACAGACACAGGATCGTTGGATCATGTGGCAAGATATCCTGCAGGCATCCAAGACCAATCCTGCACTGCAGACGGCACTGGACCAGGCACAAGTGATCTACGAATTGTCACGCCATGACTAAAATTCTGTGTCGTTGCCTGTTTGATATCACTGCCACCGGTGTGACCGGGCACTTTAAAAGTTCTCGCATACCTTTTAGAGATCGGGCCGGACAACACATTACCGACGAGTCGGCATGGAATCGTGCCAGGAATCAACAACGCAATTGGGAAACACTCACTCAGTTGATCAGTCTACGCACCCAGGTCGAGGATCTGACCATGCCTGAACGATTTGATGGAGCCTGGGAATTTGAGTTCTCTACCGAAACTCCGGATGCTTACGGTCCGGCTGATGATCCGACCTTGGTTTTGCGCATGGATTCTGCCGATGTACCCATGCTACAAACACCCAACAATGGCGAAATCATAACCGGTTCTTTGACAGTAACTGGGCCTGACCAAAACATCTGGTTTTTGCCTATAGCTATAAATAATTGAGAGAGAAAAATTATGGCTGAAACTACTGAAATTGAAAAAAAGAGTCTGGAAGCTCATGTAGAATTGTGTGCTGAAAGGTATAATCAACTGGAACAACGTTTTGAGCATGTGGATGGCAAAATCAGTAGATTAGAAATTCTCATGAGAGAAGTGCATGACATGGTCCAACGCATGGCAGAAAAGCGCACAGATCAGATCATCAGCTGGGGTGTGGGCATAATTGGTACATTGATTGCCACTACCAGCTATCTATTGGTACAATACGTCTTTAAATGAAAATCAATCGAGAATTTGAACGGGCAATTCGGCACGAATTGCAGGATATCATGCCCAATGTTATTCTTCCCAAAGACGACGGCACTTACGAAGTGTTTGGAAAATGTCAGATCATCCCGGAACATCCAGGTTACACAGTCCTGTGTCACGCAACCACAGTGGGATTTTTTAGTAGCACACGGGCGGCCTTGAGCTGGTGCATAGCCGACAAATACCAAGACTACAACTTGACCAAGGACATCCTGCTGTTGGACAACAAACTGGCAGGATTAACCAATGATATAAATGCTCGCGCTGCCATAGCAGATCGCAGTGGCAATCCAGATTTTAGAGAATATGTAGCAACCAAGTTAGAAACCAAAATGATACACAAAAAGATTGTGGAAAATCAATTGACCAATTGTATAAATTTGGCTAAATACTTGCAACAACGAGGATTTACAAATGAAACTCAACGAATTGGCCGTGGCCAACCCAACAAAACAAGCCGCCAAGGTATTTGAAAGTTATTTTGGCGACCGTGTGTCTTTTGACACAGTTGATCAATCTCAGGCCCTTAAAATGTTGCGCCGAGTACGGGGTCTTGTGGCTGAACATCGTCGCACACCGGCATTCCATCACAGTGAGCAAAATCCTGCCTATTTGAAATTGGTAATGATGGAACAGGCTCTCAGTGCCAGAATCATGGAACTGGATGCACAGCCGGTTGCTGGTCAACCAAATCCTCAAGCCATGGCCATGCAGACAGCACAGAAAAGAAAAGAAATTGATGATCAGATCAAACAGCTACAAGATCAGATCCGTAACTTACAACAACAACGCAACATGCCGGCCATGGGTATGGCCGAAGGTCGCGGCACACGTCGACTAAGCGAAAGCGAAGTGCAACAGGCTCAAGTAGTCCTGGCTGCACAGGACATGGTTGACGAAGTACAAAAAATGAGCGAACAGGTCAGTGCCATGCAGTTCAAAGACTTGCCTGCCCTGACAGATTCAATTAAAAATCAAGTGGGACCCGATCAGGCCATGCAGTTCAATACCGATGCCACCGCGGCTCTGGCTGGTCTGTTGCAAAATTTACAAGGCGCTCGCCAACAGTTGGATCAGGCTCTTGGTGTGGTCACAGGTCAAGCACCTGCGGTTCCTGGCGAAGCCCCCGATATGAATGCAGGTATGGCAGGTGAAATGCCCACCGATATAGATGCAGAACTGCCCGCCGGTGAAGAAGAAATTGAAACCGACATCGAAGTGGATGACGAAAAAGATTCTGACACTTTGGCCACCAGTCTGGGTCGCGGCCGCCGCTAATCGTGCGAATCTTTGAAGTAGCCAATCCAGACTCACAGAAACTACTGGCCCTGAGCCAGTTTCTGTTGGGTCGTGCAGATGATACCACGGCTGCCAAACAGATCAGTCAGGCAGCCTTTATGGACTTGGCCAAAAGTCTAGGAGTCAATGTTACTCCAGACAATCTCAATCAGTTGATCAATCAGGATCCGCTAAAAAATATACTGGAACCCATAGAACCCGGATCGGGGGTGGTCAAGTTCCGAGGCAATGTAGAAGGTGCTGCCGGCATGACTGTAGACATGGCCCGTGCCACTGTGGATGCCAATGCCAAATCTGCAATGAAGCGCAGACAATAATACCAAACTTGTTGTAAATAATTCAGTAGCATGTTATAATATACAAAGGAGTATACAATGGCCTATTCAGAAAAAGTAATCGATCACTATGAAAATCCCAGAAACGTGGGCAAGATGGATGCAGATGACACTGTAGGCACAGGCGTGGTCGGGGCCCCGGCCTGCGGGGACGTCATGCGGTTACAGATACGAGTAAAGGATGGAATAATAACAGATGCCAAATTTAAAACTTACGGTTGCGGATCGGCTATTGCGTCGAGCTCGCTCGTTACCGAGTGGGTCAAGGGTAAAACGCTGGAGCAAGCAGGATCGATTAAGAACAATGAGATTGCGGAAGAACTTGCCTTACCGCCTGTCAAGATCCATTGTTCCATACTTGCTGAAGATGCGATCAAGGCCGCAGTAGCAGACTACAGAGCAAAGCATCTGAATGATTGAACGATACATTGTAAGTTCGCCCGGACGTGTGGCTAGCCATGTTGTGCAGGCCATGATACAATCCTGCGGGAAACAGGCAATTCATACACATTATCCTTTTTATAAAACCGACGATGACACAATTACTGGTCTGGTCATGGTAACCAAACGAAATTTGTTTGATGCCATAATGTCCAACCTAGTGGTCAATTATACTGGGCAGACTACCGAATATGACAAAAAAGAATTTGACAAATTTGTTGTAGGCAAAGAACAATTTGAATTTCAGTACAACTGGCATCGCTGGTATTTAGACAATCATGATCGGTCTCGTCCGTATGGATCGGTACACACAATTTATTTTGAAGATTTTGTTGACAATTACAATCATATACCCGCTACCCTGGGATTAACAGTTGATAACACATTGCTAAATCAATACAATCCCAACTTTACAAAAAAAGCACCTTACAGTTATAAAGAGTTGGTAATTAACCAGGATCAGTGTCGGGTCTGGTATGAAGAATTGGCTGTGTCTAGTAGATTTGTACCCTTGACCGAAAACGACTTTAAAAATTTATCAGATGATGAACGCAATACTCCATGGGATCGACTGATACTATGATAACGGTAACTCCAGCCGCAGCAAAAAAGATCAAAGCCAATCTAGCCAAGCGCGGCAGTGGTGTTGGCATACGCATAGGTGTAAGGACCACAGGTTGCAGTGGCCTAGCCTATGTGTTGGAATATGTAGATCGTGTCAATGATGAAGACACCATTTTTGAAAGCCAAGATGTACAGGTAATTATTGACGCTAAAAGTCTACCCATCTTGGGTGATCTAGATGTTGATTATGTGCGTCAGGGCCTTAACGAAGGCTTTGAATTTAATAATCCCAATGAAAAAGATCGTTGCGGTTGTGGAGAAAGTTTTAGAATATAACATGTACAACCCAAAATTTGATTATCATACCTTAAGCCGTACCAGCGAAGAAGGTCAACGCTTGTACTCAACACCAGATGGTAGTAGGGTTCCCAGCGTAACAACCATACTGGACCGGACCAAGCCGGCAGAAGCCAAGGCCGCGCTGGAACAGTGGCGTAAAAATGTAGGACATGCCAAGGCACAGCAGATCACTACCGAAGCCGCCAATCGCGGCACTAGAATGCACACCTACCTGGAGCACTATGTAAAAAACAGTGAACTCAAAGACCGTGGCACTAATCCGTTTAGTTGGGCCAGTCATGCCATGGCGCAGACTGTGATTGAAGACGGACTCAAAAATGTTGATGAATTTTGGGGTGTAGAGATTCCCTTGTATTTTCCCAAGCTGTATGCAGGTACCACTGATTGTGTGGGCATACACTCTGGCGACCAAAGTATTATAGACTTCAAACAGACCAACAAGCCCAAGCGACAAGAGTGGATTACTGACTACTACCTACAACTAGTGGCCTATGCCTTGGCACACAATGAAGTGTACGGTACAAATATTCGCAAAGGTGTGGTTCTCATGTGCGTTAAGCCACCTGTGGACGACATGGGCAATCCACTGGCTCGTCCAGAATACCAAGAATTTACCCTGGAAAGCAAGGACTTTGACTACTGGGCCGATGCCTGGTGGCGTCGATTAGAGCAGTACTACCTACAAGCCTAAACCTGCTAAATACTGGACAGAATCCAAGGACAACAAAGTGGCCATTGTACAGATATCCCAAATCACTAACCGTAAAGGTTTACAGGTAGATTTACCACAACTAGCCGGCGCAGAGCTGGGCTGGAGTATTGACGAGCGTAGGCTCTTTATTGGCAATGGTACCCTGCAAGAAGGCGCACCAGTTGTGGGCAATACCGAGATCCTGACAGAATTTAGTGATATTCTTGAGTTCCAAACCACCTATACCTACAAGGGTGAAGCAGCTGGCTACACAGTGCAAACAGGGCCCACAGCCGGCGATCCGGTCACACAGAGTTTACAGAGCTGGTTAGATCAGTTTGCCACGGTAAAAGATTTTGGTGCAGTAGGAGATGGTACAACCGATGACACCGATGCAATCAATCGTGCATTGTATCAGTTGTTTTGTAGAGAAAGTAATCCACAAATACGTCGCAGTTTGTTTTTTCCTGCTGGTGTTTATAGAACAACATCCAGTATCTTTATTCCACCCTATGCCACACTCTGGGGTGAAGGCGCAGACAACAGCGTGATACAGATGGACAATGGTGAAGACAGTACCTTGACCAACTATGTGGCACGAACAGCCGACAGCTTGCAACAATATGGTGCCAATATTGGAGCCAATGGAGCCACGCCACCCGAATACATAACCATAACCAACCTGGGTTTTCGAAACCTAGATGTAACCACCGATGTGTTTCTGGTAGAGGATGCTGCAAATTGTCGTTTTCAGAATGTGGGATTCTATGGATCTCTGGTGGAAGCAGATCTCAATACCGACGGTGGAGATGTGTCCTGCATAAGATTTGCCAGCACACCCAGTTTGATCTGTAGCCAGATAGTGTTCGACGGTTGTCAATTCCGTGGAGCCACATTTGGTGTGACCACTGCCACAGCCATTGGCGGAACAGATCAACAGGTGGCCGGTGTTGTTGTTAGTAACAGCAATTTCAACACTCTGTATCAAGGAGTGGTGTTAGGCGCAGAAACACCAGTTGGAGTTGGTGCCACAGGTGTGCGTGTCATGGGCAATCTGTTTGATAATATCTATGCCGAGGGAGTTTTTATCGGCGCAGTCG